CCTCGTGGAAAGACGAGTGGTTTACTGTGGTACTGTCGATGCCTCTGTTGGCTGTGTGTTACGGAGTGGCTATGGATGACTTGAGTATTATGCAACGGGTAGGTATGGCGTTTACTGAGCTAGACAAGCTACCTGATTACTACCAGTACTTGCTTTACGTAGCAGTCACGGCCAGCTTTGGTATACGTGGTGCTGACAAGCTGATGAACATGAAGGGTAAGTAACCTATGGCTACAGAAGTAGAAATGGGACGTAGACAGTTTGCTATTGAGCAAATGTACAAGAAGTACTTAGGCAGAGAACCAGAGGCTGCTGGACTTGAGTACTGGATGAACTCTGGAGAACCTCTGGAGTCTGTAGAGTGGAACATTGCTAATTCTCCAGAAGGTCTAGAATTTGCTGCTGCTTCTGAACTAGACGTGTTTGAAGACACGACTGATGACGATACTACTGCGGATACAACAGACGACATTGACACTGGTGAACGCCTGTACGATTACACCAATCAACGTGAAGAAGGTGGTTCACAGAACTTGTACTGGAACAACTACACCAGACAAGTTACTTTGGATGAGTTAAGAGAACTTTACAACGCACCAGACAACGCTAGGATTAGAGAGTCTTTTGGTACTTTTGATAACTATTTGTCTTACATGGATGAGCGTCAAGACCTTATTGAAGAAGGTGATTACAAAGCTGATTGGTGGGACACTGGTAAGCCGTTAGTTGACGTAGAAGGTTTAGGTCGTGAAGGTGGAATGGATGACCGTTCACTTGAAATGGGCATTATGCAAGAAGGTGCTAGACAAGGTGAACTAGGTTACAACGAACAAGCCGACATCTTTAACAACCTGTACGAAAAGTACACAGGCGAGTCTACAACAAAGTATTTGGACAACGGTGCTAAATACGAGTGGAACGGCACATCGTTTGTACTGACCCAAGAAGCATTTGGTCCTCATTTTGGAAGCATGGTTGGTGCTGCTCTTCCTGGTATTGTTCTTTCTGCGGGTTTAGCTGGACCTCTGGCTGGAGCCATTGCTAACGCAACAGGAGCGGCTACAGTAACAGCGGCACACACAGCAGCAGCTTCTGGTATTGTCAACGCCGCATCTCAGCTTGCTTCAACTGGACAGATAGATTTTGGACAAGCTCTTTTATCTACTGCACTGAACTACGGAGGCTCTGCTTTACAAGGTGCTATTGCAGCTAGTTCTGAAGTTAACGGTGTTATTAGCCAAGTAACCAATAAGTTAACTAAATTTGAAGAGTTAGTAAGCGGTGGTAACGACATTGCGTCAGCAGCAATACGTGCTGGTGGTGTATCTATGCTTACTCAGCTTGTTACTACGGGAGAGGTAGACTTAGGACAAGCAGGGATTGCAGCTTTGATAGCAGGTGGTAAAGAAGCCTTCAACACACTAACTACTAATATTGGTGCTTCTGAAGCTGATGTGTTACAAGAGGTTACTGTTGAGGCCCAGAAGGTAGGTCAAGATTTAGGCAACGGTAACTATCTCTTAGAAACAGGTACTGTAATTAACGACCAAGGTATTGTAGGTCAGGACTCAGGCAACGGGTTTGTTGACACTGGATCTGGCTACATAAATATTGAGTCTGGTAATTCGTATAGTTACGACATAGACACAGATGGTGATGGGCAAATAACATCTGGCGATTTGCAGGAGGTTGTTGCAAATCCAAATGTGTACGGTGATGTGAGTTTTGAGCTTCCTAGTAGTGGTGGAATAGCTTTTGACTACACTAATCCAGAGTACTTATCACAATTTGATAATTACAGTCAAAGCCAACTTAAAGATCAGTTTCAAAGAGCTGGTTTTGATGTTCGTGTAGATTCAGAAACTGGAGAGCTTTATTTAGAAGGAGAAATTACTTCTGATAATCAAGCTGTTTTTGATTATTTAAATCAGCGAAGTTTAGAAGATTATAGACAAACAAACTTTATTGACTACGGAAACGGAATAGTCGCTGACAAAACTCAAAAGTACACACTTGGTACTGATTTAAACGGTAACCACTACATTATTGATAGTAACGAAACTGGCGGCACTCGCGTTAAATTTATTGGCGAAGATGACTTTGAGGCTTTAGGCGGTCTTGTTAGTGAAAACGCAACAGACAGCGCTATTCAAGGTTATTTATCTGATAAAGGAGTTTTAACTGGTGGAAATGTTTATACAGGAGTAAACCCGTTTACTGAACAAGGAATAACAGATCCTGTTAATGATTGGCTTACTTTAGAAGCTGGAACAACCGCATCTTCTACAGCACAGGTTGATTTTACGTCACTTACTGACGAGACAAAAACAGAAGAAGTAGTAAATCAAACAGAAACAGACGTTGGTGGCGGTGGAGCTACAGCTTCTACAGCTTCTACAAGCGCAGCACAAAACATTACATCTAGTGCATCAGCAACAGACGCGGCTAACGCAGCGGCATCAGCGGTAGCAAACAACCAGCTTACTGTGGAGCAAGTAACAAACGCTGTTAATGCGGCGGCGGCTTCTGGCGCTATGAGTGCAGCATCTGCGGCGGCAGCAATAGCGGCAGCGGCTGAAGCGGGAGCAGAAGGTCAAGCGGGTCTTGGCGACACAGCGGATTCTGGTATTACGGCCGTAGATTCTAGTGGAGATGTGTCTTTAGATTTAGGCGGTGGTGGTACTACAGCACAATACAATCAAGCAATTACTGGTCTTCTCACAGGAATGCAAGGTCTTGCTGGCACAGGAGCTACAGGAGTAGATACAGGCGCTGGAGCAAGCGGCTCTGGTACAGGGCAACAATACGGCGTAAGCGGAACTGCTACAGACATTTCGGATTCTGTTATAAAAACAATGGCTGGGTCAGGAACCACAGGAACCACAGGAACCACAGGAACCACAGGAACCACAGGTACTACTGGTACTACTGGTACTACTGGTACTACTGGAACCACAGGTACTACTGGTACTACTGGTACTACTGGTACTACTGGTACTACTGGAACCACAGGTACTACTGGTACTACTGGAACCACAGGTACTACTGGTACTACTGGAACCACAGGTACTACTGGTACTACTGGAACCACAGGTACTACTGGTACAAGCGATACGGGTGGGGATAAAGACACAGGTACTGGTGACGAAAGCGGAACCACAGGAGCAGGAACTACTGGTGGTGGAACTGGAGGAACGGGTATTGAAGGTGACGGCGGTACAGGAGACGGAACCAAAGGAACTGGAGAAGAAGGCACTGGAGATGAAGGTGTAGGCGATGACGGAACAGGCCAAGGATCAGGAGGAGATGGTTTTGGCTTTGGAGGCAACGGAGGAATGTTTGGTTTATCTATTCAACAACCTCAACTACCGTCAGCCCCAGAAGGATACAGCATGACTATTCCTTACCAAAAACCTGAAATACCAACTATTTCAATGCCACAAAAAGATTACAACAAAGAACTAAACGATATGTTAGCCCGACTTTCACAGGGTATGTTGACAGGGAATATAGGATGACGTACTTAGATATAGTAAACAACGTACTGAGACGGCTCAGAGAAGACACGGTAACAACCGTCAGTGCTAACACGTACAGTGCTATGGTTGGTGACTTTATCAACGATTCAAAACAACTCGTGGAGAACGCTTGGGATTGGTCTAATCTTAGGTCTACCTTGACGATTACTACGGCTGCTGACGACTACACGTACTCACTGACGGGCTACCAAGACCAAGGTAAGATCCTGAACATTGTTAACGACACGTCTAACATTGTTATGGAGTACCGACCGCAGACTTGGTTTGATGATAAGTTCTTGGTACAGACTCCTACTTCTGGTGAACCTCGGTACTACACCTTTAGTGGCATCGACGGCTCAGGTGACGCACAGATCGACGTGTACCCTAAGCCTGACGGTGTGTACTCACTGAAGGTCAAGAGTGTCATCAGGAACGTAGCGTTGAGTGCTGACAGTGACACACTGGCTATCCCTAGTCAGCCTGTAATACACATGGCCGTAGCTTTGTTAGCTCGTGAACGTGGCGAGACAGGCGGTACATCAACACCAGAGTACTTTGCTATTGCTGACAAGTACCTGTCTGACGCTATTGCTCTGGATGCCCAGAAGCACCCTGAAGAAACCGTTTGGTTTACACCGTAGGAGATTCTAGATGGCCCAGCCACTACAGAGTATTAATTTAGTTGCTCCTGCATTTAAGGGAATTAACACAGAAGATTCTCCGCTTGCACAGGATACGTCTTTTGCGGAGATTGCAGACAACGCTATTATCGACAGGCGTGGTCGTTTGGCTTCACGCAAAGGTAACGCTGTTGTCACGACAGACAAAACAGAGTTAGGTACTGACTACCTCTCTAACATCCACGAGTTTTACGACAGTGCTGGTAACGAGGTAATCTTCAGTACTGGCAACAACAAGATTATGACAGGTACGACTACACTGGTTGACGCTACGCCAGCGACGTACACAATTACAGGCAACGATTGGAAGATATTTAACTTCAACGATCATGCTTACTTCTTCCAGCGTGGCTACGAGCCTTTGGTGTACAGCAACAGTCTAGGTACAGTAACCAAGATGTCCAGTGTATCTGGTGCGTCAGTTACGTCTGCACAGTACTCCCACGAGGCTATTGGTGCTTACGGTCGTGTATGGTGCGTAGGTAACGCTAGTAACGACAACACGATCTACTGGTCTGACTTGCTGATAGGACACGATTTTTCTGGTGGGTCTAGCGGTTCTATCGACGTATCTAAGGCGTGGCCTAACGGGTTTGACAAGGTTGTAGCTATTGCTGCACACAACGGAATGCTTGTGGTGTTTGGTGAAAACAACACGTTGGTCTACGCTGGTGCAGAGAGTCCTGCAACTATGGCTATACAAGACACTATTCCTGGAGTTGGCTGTGTAGACAGAAAGAGTGTACAGAACATAGGAACAGACTTGTTGTTCTTGACACAGACAGGTCTTAGGAGCTTGGGACGATCTATCCAAGAGAAGTCCTTGCCTATTACCGACTTGAGCAGAAACATCAAGCAGGAACTGATTGCTAACACACTGGGTAAAACAGAGTCTGTTAGTACGGTGTACAGTCCTGAAAACTATTTTTATCTTCTGTGCTTTCCTGACTTAAACCTCGTGTACTGCTTTGATGTACGAGGCACACTGGACAACGGTGCGTACAGGGTAACACGATGGCCTAGTGTGGACTTCAAGTGTTTCCACAGGGACAGAAACGGTGACATATACATAGGCACAACAGCGGGTGTAGGAACTTACGACAACTACTTTGACAACGGTAGTGTCTATCGGTTTAGGTACTATAGTCCTGGTTTGAGCTTTGGAGATCCGTCTAAGATTAAGATGTTGAAGAAGATTAGACCTACGATTATTGGTGGTAACAACGCTGACATTTTTCTTAAGTGGTCTTACGACTTTTCAACAGCAACCAGCACTAGCACGTTTAGAACCAGCAGTGCTACTCCAGGATTTTATGGGCAGTCTGAATACAACGTAGCTGAGTACTCTGAAGAAGGCACAATCATTAGCCGTTCTTCTATTAACACAACAGGCTACGGCTCAGTAATCAGCGTGGGTCTTGAGACAGACATCAACGGCTACGCACTGTCTATACAGGAAATGAATGTACTAGCACTGATAGGTAAAACGCTATGATGACGAATTACAATAAAGATAGAGGGATTTACTAATGGCTACTACTCTAGAGGATATGGTATTAGACCCTACTAACAACCCGTACACTACAGGAACGGTTGGTGATAATACGTGGGGCAACATACTAGGTGGTGCCTTTAAAGATATTGTTAGCAACCTCGGTACTGTGGCTGGTGCTGGTGCTGGTTTAGGGGCTGTTACTAGCGCGTACAACAGGTTAGGCGCTATAGGTGAACAAGCTCTAACTGGTGCGGGAGACATCGCTTCTGCTGGACTAACACAATCAGCTTTTAGGCCGTTTACAGTAACTACTGGTATGGGCGGGAGAGCCGCAGTTGGTCCGTTTGGTGGTGTAGAGTTAGCATCAGGACGCGGTGACGAACTTGGGGGTCAGCTATTAACCAGCGCATCACAGCGCTTTGGAACTGCTCCAACAGGCACTACTGCACTAGGCGGCGCAGGCACAGAGGCTTTAACTGCTGGCCGTGCTGCACTAGGCGCTACACCGTTTGGCCTCTCTGGGCAACAACAAGCAGCACAACAGGCGTTTGGTCTTGGCGGTCAGTTCATGGGTCAAACTGGTATGCCCACGAGCGCCAGAGAACAAGAAGTGTACGATCGTATCAGGGCTACACAGCTCGGTGAAGAAGAAAGACAACGGCTTGCGTTAGAAGAGCGACTGTTTGCTCAAGGTCGTGGTGGTGTGCAAACGGCTATGTACGGAGGTACTCCAGAGCAACTTGCGTTGGCTAAGGCACAAGAGTCTGCACAAAACCAAGCAGCACTGGCGGCTATTCAGCAAGCTCAAGCAGAACAGAGACAAGCGGCTGACATCGGTGCTACCTACGGACAGCTAGGCTCTAACATTGCTACTCAACGGCAAGCTCTGGAAGCTGCACAGCAGTTACAAGGATTACGGGCTTTGCAGTCTGGTCAAGACCTATTAGCAGGACGGATGGGGCTTCAGGAAGCTCAACAACGTCTAGGCTTAGGTGCGTTGACGGGTGCTTATATACCACAGGCTCAAACCTTAAACGCTCTACAGCAGGGTTTACTGGCTTCTCAGATAGCACAGCGTGGTCAGTTGTACGGCGCTGGTTTGTTTGGTGAAGCATCTATGGGTGGACTCAACGCCTTGTTAGGCTCTGGTTTAGGCCAAGCCAATTTGATGGGTGCTTTGGGAACTGGTTTGTTGTCAGGCTCTATGCAGGGTGCTGGTGACGGTCAAGGTGGCCTATATGAAGTAATTGGTGACGTAGGTGGCGGTTTGCTGAGTGGCATACTTAATAAACTCGGTCTTGGCGGGTAACGGAGAAAGAAAATGGCTAACAATCAACTATTGGCAGGTTTAATCAACCCCGCTTATCTCGGAGGTTTGCAGCAAGTAGGCCAAATGGCTGGTGCTGCTCCCGCTGTGTCTAAGCAGAGAGGTATGTTGACCGAACTATATGGCAACGTTTTTGACCCTAACGCCACACAAGCTCAATTTAGTTCTACGGCACAACAACTAGCGGCCGCAGGTCAAATTCCACAAGCAATGGAAGTTATGAGAATGGGTCAAAATGTCGCTGATCGTAGGCGACAACAAACGGAATTTATGACAGAGCAGCAAAAAGGCATTACAGAAGAATCTATGCTTAAACGTTTGCGTTTAAATGCTATGAACAAAGCTCAAAAACTTATGGATATGGAACAAGATCCTACTAAAAAAATGAAATTTCAGAATGAATTAAACGCCATGAGATCATCTAATGATCCTGAGTTTTTGCGTAATTATCTTATGGGTACTTCTGTAACAGCAGATTACAGGGTACTAGACACCATACAAATTAGAGATTCTAAAGGTAATCAATTTACTGAAACAACGAGAATCAATAATGCTGATCCTTCTGCAGAGCCTATTAAAAGTTATAGTTTAGTTGGTCAAACGTTTATTGACGAAAAAGGCAATAAAGTTTCTGTTACGGGTAACGAAAGTCCTATAGGAACTCCTACTATAATTAGTGGCACTACAGGCGCTGGTAGGTTTGACGAGCCTGGAATAAGGGCAGATATTAAAGGAGCTGAAACTTTTGCTGAGAAAAGACAAGAAGCTATAGATTCTCTTCCTTCTCTTGAGAAAGGAATTATGCTGGCTGAAAAAAGTTTAGAAACTCTATCTAGAATTCAAGACACTGGTGGTTTTAATACTGCTATTGTCAGAAGTATTAGAGAGTTTCTAGGCGAAGAGCCTGCTGATGAAGCAGCTTTTAATCTACTTGCTGGGCAACGAGTTCTCGAAAATTTAAATTCTTTTACTGGAGCTATTTCAGAAGGCGAAAGAAATTATTTAGTAAGTTTGTTTGAAAGTTTAAAAAGAAGTAAAGGAGCTAACAGAGCTATCTTGTTAGAGATGCTTGATGTTGCAAAAAGAACTTACAGAGACGCTAAAATAAAAGCTAGCAGCAAAACCGAGAAGGATTATTTAAACAATAGAGTTGAATTTGGTTCTGAACTTGATCAGCCAGAAAGCCCTCAACCCGTAGAAATATCTTTCGGCGATCTTCCTAGAGGCTCATAAAATGGAAACCTACACTGTTGTTCTCCCAAACGGAGTAAAAATAAAAGACGTTCCTGTTGGAACATCGCAAGATGTTTTGAAGGATAGGGCTATTGCAGGAGGTTTTGCAACATTAGAGGATTTTAATCAGAAACCGCCTTCTGAGAACGCTACGAACATAGCTACTACTTCTGGTTTACCTACGAATCCTAGACAAAGAGGGTCTACTGTTGGGACAACAGGAGAAGCGTCTAGTTTTGATATGCAGCAATATTTAACAGAAAACATGGGCCTTCCTCTAGGAGTGGCTGGTGGAATTGCAGGTGCTGTTGCAGGCGCTCCTCTAGGTCCAGTAGGTGCTTTTGTTGGTTCTGCTTTAGGAAGTGCGGTTGGAACTGGATCAGGATCATTAATATCTGATGAGCTTACAGGCAAAGACCTTGATTACGCTAAAGCCGTAGAAGACGCTGTTCTTTCTTTAGGCTTTGATGTAGCCACACTAACCATGGGTAAATACTTAAAACCTGCTTATATTTCTGCAAAAAAGAAATTAGGATTTAGCCCTAGAGAAACCGCGCAACAACTCGTAAAAGAGCTAAGTCCTGATGTTGGGAGTAGAGAATCTCTCAGGGCTAGTCAAGAAATTTTAGAGGATTATGGCGCAACTTTAACACCCTCTCAAGTTGGTGCTACTGGCTTAGAGCTTTTAAAAGAGCAAATTTCTAGAGCAGGCATAGCTTCTGGTCAAGTGTTTGAAGAAAACGCTAAAAAAATTAATCAAGCAGCTTCCGATGCTTTGTCTGAAGTAGTAAATAAATTAGCCGTTAATTCTTCTGGTTCTTCTTTTGAAATTGCAGAGCAAACCATGAATGTGATTGAAGCAGGAAAAAATGCTCTCAACACAAACTATGGAAATTCTTTGGACGAACTAGTTAAAACGACAGGAAAAATATCAAACATACCTATGGGCAAACATATTTTTGCTGTAGAGTCTTTTGTTAAAGAAAACACAAAAGGAGGGGTTTTAGGTCTAGATCCCGCAACGCTCGGTTTTATTGAATCTAATTTAAAAAGTTTATTAGGTAATAATATGGCTAGGGCGACTAATTTAGAAGGGATTATCGAGATTGATAAGCAAATTACATCTCAAATTCGAACTCAATTTGGAACTCCTGGAACTCAAACTTTTAATCCAACTGCTGAAAGAGAATTAAGTATTCTAGCGGATAAACTAAAGGATGCTACTCAGCGAGCAATACAAAAAGTTGATCCAAAAGCTGCAAAAAAATACGCTAATTTAAAAGCTGCTTTTTCTGAAGGAAGGCAAGGAATTTTACCAAAGATAAACGATAGGTTTATTTCGAACGCTTCTAAAGGAGATTATAAAAGTTTAGGGAATTTAATTTCGGGGGCAGGAAACATTAATCAAGTTAATGCTTTCAAACAAAGTTTGAGAGAATCTTTTAAGCAGATGGAAAAGGCAGGAACTAATCCTTCTGACTTTATAGGTTTTCCAGAAGCAGAAGCACTGATTAAAAAGGGGTTTCTTGAAAAGAATTTTCCAGATATAGGTAAAGCTAGTTTTGATATTAATGATTATGCTAGAGAAGCTAGAAAACTTAACGACCCAACAATCGCTGCAAAATACAAATCTATACTAGGCAGTGATTTTCCTCGTGTTAAGCAAATAATTAACTTAATGGCTGAAGCCTCGACTTCTCCTAAAAGCAACGTTGGGGAATTGATGCTGCGAAGTAAGGAGTACTCGGCTCTTTCTGGTCTTGTTCAAATAGGTCAGCTAGGAGCCGCCGCTGTTGGTGGTGTGGCTAGTGCGCCTTTTATTCTTTTAGCGCCGATGTATTTATCTAAAGTTGCTACAAACCCTAAACACGTAAATAGGCTGTTAGCATTTAACAAAACTAAATTTAAAAATGAAGATGCTATGGAAATGGCTTTAAACGCTATTACTGCTGATGTTATTGATTCTATGACAGACGAAGAGCAGGCTCAGTTAAGGAATTATATAAGGGAGATTAATCAACAATGAGCGACGATAAGCACACAGTAAGTTACACGTCTATTGACTACCACTCTATGTGTCAGAAGACAAAGGACCGCATCAAGAAGATGCAAGCGGAAGGAATACCTACGTCCCATGACCCGAAAGACAAGCCAGAGGACGTAGGCAAACACGAGGGTTACTCCATACTGTTTATGTCATAGTTCACAGTTGTTTCCTGTACAGGCCAGTTGTTGTGATCCTTCGGTCATATCGCTGGCCTCTTCTATATCCCACGATATTTCCTTCGGGAAGTCCTTAACAAGCTGGTTGTACGTCTTCTTGTCCACAGGCTCATACGGTGCCTGCTGGTACGTGTGGTCTGAGTACGGCAAGAAGCTGATACCTGACACCTTGTCAAACTTGTTGTACAACCACTGTCCTACCTCCAGGAATTCATCATCTCGGTAGTAGCAAGTCATCGACGGCTTGTGTTCACACCACTCGTCTTGGTATATCTCCCACAGTTCTAACTGCTCCATAGCACCCATCTCTGCGGCTGTAACAGCGCCGTCAGGAGACGCTATAGGGAAGCTGAATACCCTAGTACTGGCTGACATCACATCGTCCTCTACAGGTACACCAGCGGCCTCTAAGACGGTGCAAAGCGGGTCGCGAGCGTCTGCACGTACACGTCGAATGTATTGAGCAGAATAACGAGGATGGATACCAGAAGCAGAATCGACCAACTGACTAACAGTGCCTGAAGGCTTAACCGCAGTG